AGCCGAGTGCTAGGAGCCTCAAACCAAGCTGTGTGTATTAATTGCTGTTCCAAAGTTGATATGTATACTTGAATTTGCTAATTTTGTTGTCGCTATCTGTGTACTGTAGTTTCATAGTATTTGCAGTTGCAATGTCAACATTAAACACTATGCCAACTGCAGCAGTTTGTGTAAATTGGTCATCTATTGTGCTTGTGCTTGCGCTAGTATCAATAGCAAAACGCAATTGTCCGACTCTTACGCCGCTTGTGCTTTCTAGTGTGTAGTCCATAACACATATATTATACAATGTTGTGTCTACACTAAATCCAGTATCAGCTGTTGATCCTGCGGCAGGTAGTTCAATCGCACTTGGTACTGTAGAATCAGTAACAATACCAATCTCACTGTTGAAACTTACAGTAATTGCACCAGTCGGAGCACTTGCAAATGTAAGTGTTGTGCCTTGCAGTGTATAATCTACGGCGGCAACAGCGGTTCCAGCTGCAAATACAGTGATAATATTAGGTTTGCTCAATGTAACAGGCACTGTGAACTGTGTTAGTACACCATTGCCTGTACCAATGTTTACAATGTCGTTGCCAATAAACAAACGTCTTTGGTCTTTAGCGTATCCGATCTCGCCCGGATCTAATACTGGCAAGTCTGCAAAATTGCCCTGCCTTACTTGAATTTTACTAGTTCTTGTATCTGCCATTTCGTGCTCCTGATACAGTATTTATGACAAGTTGTAGAACTCTGCTACCCTGCCTGCCCATTTTTCTTCCCATTGTTTAAATTCCTCTGGCCCTACTTCCCATAGTTGCCATTCGCAATCTCTACTGCACATAAAAATTGCAGCATGTTCAATTTTAGTTTCAAACACTTCGTTATGGGCCATGCCATAAGCCGCCGCTTGCATAAAGTAATCATCGATCCACTCACGCTTCTTGGGCTTATTGGTTTGTTTGAAGTCCATAATAGTTGGACGTCCTTTGTATATGCCAACTAAATCAGTAGTACCAGCATACAAACCTGGATAACACAAGTTTACTTCACTACCCCAAACTTCGTCAATGTCAGCTTCAACGTTTTTTATAACGGTCTCTGCCATCATCTTAGCTTGTAGCAAGTTCTTGCCTGTGTACTCTTGATTGAGACTCCATGCTTCTAATATTTCATGCATAACTGTGCCGACACTAGCGGCTTCAGTTACAATCTCTTGTGCTTTCTTTTCACCTACTCGCTTTTTCCAAGCATTTAAGTGTGTCATATCCTTGGTCTTGCTGAGAATAGTTGTTACACTAGGCACAGGTTCGCCATAAGGATTTTCGTATAAACGTTTACCGTTTACACTTTTGCGTTTAAATTCTTTATACGGGTAGGGTGAAGTAATGTTTAACATGTAGTTAATGTAGCATTAACTATATTGATTGTCAATAACTAATTACCCATTTGAGTGTCTTTCCTGTGGCAGTATTTTTAAGACGCTCAATGGTATATCCCAAGTTTTGAAAATACTTCATAACTTGATTCATTTGATCTGTTTTTGCACGATCACTTGCAGTTCCTTGCCAGCAATTAAAATATGTTACGCTGTCTGGATTTGTTGCTGTATAAGTTTGTGCAGTAAGTCCCAGTGGTGTATTAGCTGTGCCTGCACCAACTGTAACAGTCCAGCTTGTGCTTGCAGGTGCAGTGTATGTTAACACAAGGTTGTTACTGACGTTTTTACTTGCTACTAAGCCACTTACTGCCGCATCATTAATATCAGCAATAATACTGTTTAGATTTGTACCTGTTGTACCTAATGTAATTGTACTGCCTGCAACAATAACAGTGGGTGTGCCTGAAATAGTAGGGCCACTTGCAGAACCTGTAATTGTAATTGTAGGTGTGCTTTCAGTCATTGTGGTAGCATCTGTAACTGTGGTTTGATACAAACCATTGCCTGCGTCGGTGATGACCTGTTTCATAAGTGCCTGAGTTTCATTGAAAATGGTAAGATCTGCTCTCGCCATTGACCTAGCTTCAGTTTTGTTAATATAATATGTCACAGTTCATCATCCTTTTGCATTTGCTTTTTAGCCAACTTACTAACAACATCACTATCTGGTTCAGCATTGGAACGGGGTATTGCTGTATCCAGTGAGATGTCTTTTTTATTGCTGGCTCCCACACTAGTAATTGTAGGTAATAGGTCTAGTAGATCTTGAATACTAATACTATGACCCATAGCACGAAGTTTAGCAAGTACCATGTTTGTTGGTATTTTGAACTTGCCATTGGCTTTTGCCCTAGTAATTAATTCTTCTAGGTCATTCAAAATATTATTTTGATCCTCTACTATAACTTCGTATATTAACACTAGTTAGACTTTCTTTTTAAAAAGTTCATCATAGCACTGTGTCCTGTATCACCTGGTCTCAATTCCATTGTTTGTAAGCCGCCTGCACTTCTTGGTTTTTTGGTCATTTGTGGAAGTTTCTTAACCGGCTTTGTTGGTTGTTGGGACTGTTTTGGCATTGGATTATACGGCATAGTTCTATAGTCTTTGCCAGTGTTACCATATTCACTTGGAGTTTGATCAATACGTACACTTGGTGTACCTTCATCTAGTTCGCTAATGATATTGATAAAATGTTCTTGCGTCATTTTGCCACTCTCGACCATTTTAAAGAGCTTGTCCTTACTCTCTAGATACTTTTTTTCAGCTAACGCACCCTTCTCCATATCAGCTAGAGCACTTTCGCCTTTTAGTTCTCTGCCTACTGGATTGTCATCGCCTGCGGCTGCTGGATCTGCTTCAAAGTCGTCGCCCATGTCTACATCTACATCCATGTCCATTTCTGCATCATCTGCACCCATGTCTGTTGGAGCTGTCATGTTTGGTTGTTTACCTTGAGCTGCAAGTGTAGCATTTTCCATTGCTTCTTTTGCGGCTTTCATTTGATCTAGTAGAGCGGCAAGTGCAGCATCTGCTGATGAATTATACTGCTCTGCAATCTCAAAACTAATTTGTTCTTTCATTGCGTCTACAATTGGCATTAGTTTTTGTACTTGCATTTCTGCAACGTCTTCTACCATACCTTGTAGTTCATCAACTAGTTCATTTGCAGCAAGAAGTACTTCAGCTGTGTCTAGCTCGTCTTCCATTACAACACTTTCTTTGGTCTTCATTCTTTTACCATCTTTACGTGTTGGTGCAACTTCGTTGATATATGTTTTAAGTTGATGTTGGATAAGTCCAAGTTTGTTATACTGTGGATTTTCCCAATACTTGAGATCACTCTCTTTGATTGTGTCAATTTTTGCTGTTGTAGCTGACAACATACGCTTTAATGCATTCGTGCTCATCTCAGATAAATCAATCTCGTGATTGAAAGTATCTGCTAGTACACGATTTAGCTTTTCCACGTTGTGTTTTGCGCTATTTAAATCGTTTAGATACATAATATTATTCCCGTTCCTTATATTGTATTTATAGTCTTTTTAATATTTTTGATTTTGCTTCAGCAACTTTACTTTTTGCTTTGCTCAGCTTGGCAACTGCAACGTCTTCGTTAACTGTACCACGTTTAATTCTAGTATTGTGCATGTAAACTTCGTATAGATTATCCATGTAACTGTTGTCGTGTGTTACTAATTCTTGTACTCTACTGCTTTTGCCCAGCATTAGATTTTTTACAATGCCCATAGCAGTTTCAAATAAACCTAATTCTCTGTATATGATTTTATTACCATCTACTACATTATAAAAACGTTTTTGTTTACCTGCAAATTCTTGTAATACAATATCAATTCTATAATTTTGTACACTAACACTAGTCTCTGTTACTTTTTGTGTAATTGCCATTTCTAATTCAACATCATTTTCAGCACGTTCAGCTAGTATTTTACTAGTACTGTCCACACTATTGAGTTTGTTGAGAATATCATACATTTTTTTGGTATTTTGATCCATATCATTTCGCCATTTTGTTAGTGTTAAGTTTGTATGCTACTTGTTTGTTGTTGATGTCTTTGTCTAGTACACCTTTGGTTACTAGTGATTGTGCAATATAACAATCACGTTCATTTAAATTTTGTTTTTCTAATAGTTTGTCTTCACTGAAGTGTTCTTGTATAAACTGATTTTCTCTACTGCTGAGCCAAACAGTAATACCGCCTTTGGTCACCATAGTCTTCATTGTTGTGTATCCTGTGCTGGTTGTGGATTAAGTATTCTCTGAGGCATGCCTGTTGCCATTTTCTTGCCCAGCCTGCTAGCACGTCTAGTTAATGCTTTATTGGCTACATTTAATTCTCTGTTAGCATCAGCGTTACGATTATTAGCACGTTTGGTTTGATTAATGTTTGTTGCATTAACTTTTCTGTTCATTGCAACACCTCGTTGCATTCCGTATCCTGCTTCGTTCATTTTGTTTAGTTCGTGACAGTTACAGTGTTTACATTCAGGCCCACATGAACATTCACTTACAGGAGATCCGCAACATTCTTTGCTACACATTAATATTCCATCTTTTTCCCATGTACCTGATTCAGTATACTTGTCTGGTATGATGTCCATAATCTTCATTAGCGTCTCCTCGCTGGCTTGTTTAATCTCTTTAGTGCTCTACTAGCTGGATTAAACTTTTTAGTACGCTGTGCTTTACGTGCCATACGTTTACCCATGCGACTTTTAGTTTTTCTTAATGTTAAACGTTTTTTAATATCAATGGGAGCACCACACTGTCCAGGTTTACTAACCAAACGACCCGCTCTCTGACCCACAGTGCAACGATACTTGCGTACCAAGTTACGACCTTTACGAGCCCATACTAGTTGTGCTTCAACCACATTACTGATATCCAATTCATTTAAGTTCATATGTGTATTTATACGGAAGTTTAATTCATCAATAATACGATGATAGTGGACAGTATACCTGCTGTCACAGTGGCGGCTGCGCCTAACATAATTTTGTTGGTGCTTTGGTGATTCTTTACGTTTTCGTCGTGCATAGTTCGCATCTCCGTATGGAGATCCTTAACTGCCTTTTCGACGTTGTCAAGTCGTGTTTCCAATCCCTTGTACCTTTCTGCACAAAGATCCACGTGGGCTTCTAAATTTGTTCGCTCAAGCGAAGTCGTTCCATTCGACATAATTTTACTCTTCTTTCATCCAGTGTCTTTAACCGTTGTTGGACGTTCAGTTATGTATTTTTTGCCTTTTGATATCGGAGGCTAGTGACTAACTCCGTATATGCCTATGTGTGCCTATGTTTTGCCTACCATGTATTTATGATACGTCTTGGTTAAACTTAAAGTATATGTTTACTAATTTCTTATCCAATGTTTCAAATGTTTTGGTTTTAAGTTCTGCTGTTTCTTCTAAACCAGTATATATAGCAACTCCGTCACAGTCGTTTTTCAAATAATAGAATTTATCGCCGTTGTTATAGAAAACATTGTTATGCTCTATACTAAAGTCTAATCTCCATACAGTATGTAGTCCTTGATACTGTTTTCCAAAGCCATAATCAACTACATCTTGTGCCATAAACACCTTCACCTTGGTGTTAATTGGCTGACTGCGTAGCCCTATACTTTGTATTAGTGTGTTAAGATTCTGCTGTTGATTAAATTGTAAATTGTTGTTACGATTTACATCTGTTTGTGTTATGTCAACTAAACTAAAGGCAGTATAGATCATCGAAACGAGCGAAATACTTGTTTTTGATCAACTGGCGTGCCAAAGCTATCTTTTGCAAATGATTTACCTAGTGCATATCCTCCAGCAATTCCTGCCGCAGCGCCTGCTATTTTTGCTAGTGTGTCACTGCCACGCATACGTGGTGCTTCTGCATTACCTGCATTTTTAATCATTAGACCTTGGGTACGTCCAATATCTCTGATGTAACTGTATAGTTCACTTCTCAGTGCTTTGTTTCTATAGTATTGATTCATTCTTGTTATGACTAAACTCTTTTGCATGTTGTTGAGCCTAGGCCAATTTTGTGCTAGTCGTCTGATACTTCTATAGTTGCTGTTTTGAATGTCTAGTCCTCTTTCTAATCTCATAAAGAAAGTTTCAGGACTTGGTATAGCTCTTCCTTGCTTCATGTTATTTAAAAACTGTCTTATCTGCATTTCTGGTAAATTAACTCTAGAATTTTGCATTTGATTTTTTGCGCCAGCACCGCTCATTCCATTTTTAAGACTTGCAAGTGCTACGTGTAAATCAGTGCCACCTTGTTGATAGTTAAAATTACTACCATATTTCATTGTGCGCTGGGCATATTCTTTTGCGGCAGGAGCCATATCATAATCATGACTCATAATATATAAACTAAGCATGTTCATAAATGCAAGATCAGCCATATCTCTACTACTGCTGCCTTCTACACGTTGTTTGGTTCTAAACAAACGACTTTCATTAAGATCTTTGATAAATCCATACTGTGACTTTTTATCTTCACTCATAGTGTGGCCTCCTTCGATCTCTGCCCATTGTTTTGCTGTATACTTTTCCATACTAGTATTTACCTTAATTTGGAGTCCAGCGATGACGTGGTACTAGTTTGATTTTATCCCTAGTAGCAACATATCCTTCGCCGCCTTTTTGACCTTTTGTAGTTGCTGTAACATCACTGCCCGCATTATCCAATTGGTCAATTATATTGTTTTTAATTGTTTGAATCTTTACTACAAGCTCTAGTATAGCATCTAACCCTTTATCGTCACCTGCCATAAGTTTTGCTTGCTGTCCTTGGCTGACTTTGCTGGTTTTTAGCCAATCATAAAATCCTGTCCTGAGTTGGTCTAACTTACCTTGCTTGGTCATTTGGTTAACATAGTTATAGAGTATTGCATCTTTTCTACTCAGTCCCTGTTCCGGCGCTAACCAATTGTTTATTATTTGTGCGTTCGCATTTGCCGTACTAACTATATCCTGAACGTCACTTGTATCAACTTTGGGTTGATGTGTTACATAGGTTTGCCCTAGTACCACTACATCCTTGCTGTTAACACTGTTGGTATCTTTAATTGGTGTACCTTGTTTATCACCAAATGCGTCATGGTATGTGTGTGCAACAATACCCACGCTACTGTTTGCTATGCGTTGTCCTAGTTTACTATTTGGATCAACTGTGTATGTAACATTGTTAGGTGTAAACTGTATACCTTGTTCTGTTTTTGCAAAAGGCTTACGTGGTGTATACAGCAAATCTCCGTACACATATCCACGCATATCAGCAGGAGTGTTTCTTTCCAACGTATCAAACACACCTGCCATGTCACTAGCAAAGTCTTTACGCCAATCTTCTCCTTGTCCGGAGTTCATAATAAAATCTGCTAGAGCACCACTGCTGGTTGATTTATTTTTTCCCCAACCATTTTTACCTGTCATTACAAATTGACCGTCTGGTTCACGTCCCCAAAACAATGTTGGATTACCGTCCCATTTAATGCTGACATCTTTAGAATCTTGACCTAGGCGTGTGAGTATCTCTGCGGCTTTGAGTGCGCCTTTGCTACCTTCAAATGTAACTAGATCTTCTAAGTGATTATACTCTCTACCTTTTTGTGTAGCTTCTGTTAAAAACTGATTGGCTCTCATTAGTCAAGTTCTTTCCAATTTGGATCATTGCGAAGATCAGCAAGTAGTGCATCGCCTGCTTCTTTACCCAATGCGGCTAGTATCTGCTCCACACTGCCAATGTCTTTTCCTGTGGCATTTGGGCCTAGTAGTGTACGTGCTACTTCGTCAATGTTGTTGGTTATTAGGTCTGCTTTTTTACCGTTAGCATCTCTGTTGAATAATCCTTGGTAAGGTGACCATAACATATTTTTGCTCTTAGCAATATTTGCTAGTGCAATCTGTTTGTTTACGCCTTTCCACTTTGAACCTTGTGGAATACTGTGTGTATGAAACTTTGCAGCATTATCAGCGTTTGGTACAACCATAATATCTACTTGGTGTGTGTTGTCACCTACAGGTATTTCGATATGTACACTGGTGCCACTTTGCCCAGTATTAAGTCCTGCTAAATCAAATACTTGACGTAGCTTTTGTCTAATAACTTTGTCTGGTTGATCTTCCATATTGAAGTGTTGTTTAAGTTGATCTACATCAACAATCATATCCAAGTCTCCACTTACTTTACCTGGAGTTGGAGTTGCGCCGCTTCCAATTGGAATAGCAGTACTGCCAGTTTTTTGTAATACACTGTTTACAGTTTTCATAATTTGAGGAATTATTTTGTGATCAAAGCTCACACTATCAGGAAATATATTGCCGCCTTCTTTAATAGGAGCATTATCAAATAAACTTCTTTGTCTTATTCTTTTAAGTCGGCTTCCACGTTTTTTACGTTTCTTAGTTCCGCCTAGTATGTCTGCTATCTTCATTTACTTTACCAATTCCTCTTTGAAACTTACGTGGATCTTTGGTTCTTATGCTGTTAATCAAACGCTTGTTTAAATCTGCGGCTGTTTCAACATCAAAACTTTCATTGATCAGATTGATCAAGTTTATCGCTGTAACAATCACTTGTTGTGCATTTGACTCAACAATATGCTTTTTGTCACGTTTTGGTGACATAGCATTAATTTCTTCCAATAATGATCTTGTTTTACGCTTCATCTTAGTAGTATTTAGTAAATATTGTTGCTGGAGCATTGGTGACAAGCACTTATGGCAGTTGCAGAGAAATTGATTCTCAACATAGGACCAACCATTAAAAATAAGAGCAAATCATCAATGGCAATGCAAACACAAAACACAGGCTCAACTAGGCTCATATTAATGACTCAACTTATACACCGTGTTTGCTGTTCGGAATCATATAATAGATATAGATAAGGTCGACTGCACCTTTGCTTCAGCGCACATCATACTCAAAGTTTTGACAGGTACTGTGTTTGGCTACAAGCCTAGCACCATTCTTTATATGAAAATTCCTTGCCATATCTGTTAGCGGACTTAGTGTAACAAATCTTTTAACCCAAGGCCGTTGATTTTTGATTCGCTCTGCTACTCCATTTACTATTTCCCTTCCTGCTCCTCGCTGATAACTCCATACAGTATAAAATACTGCACAATTCAATCCTACCCACTTCATATCTGTTTCGCTAGTAGGCACTTCGTCCATGTATGCTACACATATACATGCAGCAATCTCTCCGTCACGTTCCAACACATACACTTCTCTGCCGCTACGTGTGCGCCATTCTTTGCCAATGTGTGGTCTAACTGGATCGTTCTTAATGTGTTCTAATTCTTGTTCAGTTGCTAATCTGATCACTCGCTTTTCCTCAATAAACTTTTTAATCTGTCTGTAGCATCAACTTGTGGATTAGCGTCCATGTTATTCTCTGTAACACTTTCACCTGCTGGTGCTACACTGCTTTTTGTTTTTAGTTTTTGATAGATGCTGGTTACTGCACCTTCATCTTCTTGATCGTCTGGATCTAAGTCTTCAATCTTCAAACTGTCCATATTGAACTTGAGATCTAGTTTACTTCCAACACCACTACTACTACGTGTTTTCATAAACTGTATTTGCACCCTACCTCTTTCTCGCATAGCTCTACTGCTAAAGATACCAATCAAGTTATCTGCTGTATTGATCTTACTAATACCGCCTGCAATATGGCTATGGTCAAACTCTATTTCGTCAACTGCACTTCTGTTTAACTGCGATGCTGTTACAAACAGTATGCCTAGTTCAGTTGCTAAGTTGCGTAGTTCTTCACTAACAAATTTATCTTTAATAAATTGATCACTTGGATTTACTTTAACTGTGATTGGCATCATCAAGTCCAAGTAATCTACCAACAGTGCATCCACATGCAAGTTGTGTTGTATTTGATATTCTCGCAAATATGCTTTGATATCATTGATAGTGCTACCATTTTTCATTTGTATTACTTGTAGTCTACCAGCTTTTTTACTAGCCATCTTAACACGTAGTTCAACATCACTGCTATTTTTCATAACGTCTTTGGTGCTCATGCCTGTAAGCATAGCATCCAGTCTCATAGCACAAAGTTCTTCACTAAGTTCTAAACTGATGTACACAACGTTCTTGCCTTGCAAACTCCAGTTTAGTGCCAAGTTCTGCATAAACAAACTCTTACCACTACCACTACCACCTGCAAAGATGTTTAGTTCTCCTGGATTAAATCCACCATACAGTACTCTATCAAATGTTTCCCAACCAGTTGTGTTCTGTCCTCTATTGTCTTTGA